AAGTGATTACCAACAACTATTCAAACATATGTTAGATAGAACAGGTAAATCTATTCCTGATATGTCCGATGCAGAAAAAGTTAAATTCTTTACCGCAGTAGATAAAGCAAGTAAAGCAAAATCCGAAGGTAAATTAACAGGATACAACGAAGCCGAATTATCAGCAGGTCAAAAGAAAATTGATGTTGATGGTGATGGTGAAATTGAAGGTTCTGATTTAGCAGCATTAAGAAATAAAAAATAATGAGTAAAGGATTATTAATTGAAACACATTTGTTTGAGGCAAAACTTCAACAAGAAGAAAATGGAACTTATTTAGTTAAGGGAATCCTACAAAGAGCAGGTGCTCCAAATCAAAATAATAGAAGATATCCTAAAGAAATATTAGAAAGAGAGTGTCAAAAGTATCAACAACTTATTAAAGAACGTAGAGCATTGGGTGAATTAGACCATCCTGAATCTCCTGTTATTAATTTAAAGAATGTATCACACAATATTAGAGAAATCTATTGGGAAGGTGACGATGTATGTGGAGTAGTAGAAATCCTTTCAACACCATCTGGAAACATTTTAAAAGAATTATTAAAGAACAATATCCGTTTAGGTATCTCATCTAGAGGATTGGGCTCAGTAAAAGAATTAAGAGATGGTACTGTAATGGTAGCAGAAGATTTTGAATTGGTAGGTTGGGATTTTGTATCTAACCCATCAACACATGGAGCATTTATGGCACCTTTACAGGAGTCAAAGCAATGGGCAAAGATAGCAGAGGAATGTGGTAAATGGTGTAAGTCACAAGATTTAATGAGAGAAATTATAATAGAACTTAATTAATAAAATGAAATTAGTAAATTTAATACCTGGTAAAGAATTGAAAAAGGAGGCCATAGAAGATATGGATACAAACTTACCTGCACAGATGCAAAAATTTTTGGATAGAACTATTAATATTATTAAAAGTTATAATTTACCAAGAAAAAAAGAACAATTGGTAATAGCAAGAATAATTGACTCATTAGGAATGGATAAACAACAATTAATGCAAGCAATTAATAAAATTAAGAAAAACGATATTTTAAAGAAATAATAATGATAAAGTTAAAAGATATATTGAAAGAAACCGAAGAGTTTCAACAATTACCAACAGAACTAAAAAGACATTTTTTAGAAATTATATCTACATACAACCAACATAGAGAAGGTATGAGTAGAAAATCAGATATTAGACAAATTGCAGAATCATTGGGTGGTATTGCAGATGCAGCGCAAGAATATACTTTAAGAGAAGGTGGTGATTGGTTTGATAGAGTTACTATTAAAAGAAACATGACTGAATTAAAAAAGTTTCAAGCTGCATTTGAAAAAGAAGCATTAGAAGCCACTGCACAAGAACAAAGATTGGAAGCATTATACGAAGATATGGGAAATGTATTAGGTAGATATTTTGAAATAGCAGATATTACCGAACAACAAATGGCCGAAAGATTAGGATTAAAAGAACAAAAATCCAAAACTTCCAAATAAATGGAAACCAAAGAAAAAATAAACGAATCATCATTGGTCGTTATTTTAGGTGGAATTGCCTTATTTGCATTTTTCCAAATGTTCTTTAATAATTTAGCAGATAAAGTTGATGCATATTATTCAGGACATAGTGTTCCTATTAGTAAAGCTTTAAAACAAATTCTAAAAGGTTTAAGAAATAACAAATCTCTTATTGCAAAAATAGATGATTATGTACAAGAAAAAGGTCCAGGTGATACATTAGTTTATGCATTGATGGGATGGCCAGAAGTAAAATCAGAATTGAATAAATTTAAAAGTGATAAAGAAGTAAATTTAGAAGAATTGAATATAGAATTGACTAAATTGTTACAAAAAGCTTTTCAAGATGAAGCAGAAGAACAGGGTTTGACATATAAATTCAAAAAGAAAATAAGAAATCAAAAATGGAGCAATTAGCATCATTATTATTACATAGTAGAACACAGGCCCATTCATTTCATGTTGGAGTTAGAGGTGTTGGTGCATTATCTGCACACCAAGCTTTACAACATTACTATGATACTATTGGTGGAATTGTAGATGGATTAGTTGAAGCATATCAAGGACAATATGGTTTAATTAAATTACAAGCGGTAAGTGGATTAGATACAAACAATGATATCAAAAATGTAGTTGTATATTTTGATAAGTTAATTGCAGCAGTTGCAAAATTAAGAAAAGACGAAAAATTACAAATGAGTTGGTTACAAAACGATATAGATACGATTGTAACTTTATTATACTCTACAAAATATAAATTGGTTAATTTACAATAGAAGAATGTTAGTAGTAAGTGTTAAGGGTGGAAATATAGAGTGGGCATTAAAGGACTATAAAAAGAAAGTTCAGTCCACAAAACAAATAGAAGAATTAAGGGATAGGAAGAATTTCACAAAACCATCCAAAAGAAAAAGGTTACAAAGAGAAGAAACTATAAGAAAAAATAAACTATTTTAGTATATTTCTTTAGTTTTCTAAAAATTTTACATACTTATTATCAAATATCTTATTTTTTATTATAAGATTACAAGACATCGTTGATTAATGAATACCCTTCTCTATAAGGTGTGACCGAACAATCAACATAATTACATTGGAGTTCCCTACAAGAATAACTTCACAAACAAATTTAAGGAAAAAAGATGGCAAATTCAAAATTATTGAAAGAAGCAATCGCTGATGCCAAAGCCGTTAAAGAAACTGCTTTAGCAAACGCTAAAATCGCGCTTGAAGAAGCTTTTACTCCTAGACTTCAATCTATCTTATCTCAAAAGATGAGAGCAGAAGCTGAAGCACAGGATGATGAAGTAGAAAAAGTTGACGAAGAATTGAGTTCAACAGGTATCGGGTCTAAAGTAGACGCAGGATACGCTGAAACTCCAGGTGCAACTCCTTCTTACGATGCAATGACTGATTTATCAGTTGGTGTAAAGAAAGATAGTGGCAAACCTGAACAAGCTGGTACTGACTATAAGAAAGTAGCAGACATTTCTGAAGAAGAAAATCCTTTTGCTGATGACCAAGAAAAAGACAAAGATGCAGAAATTGCAGAATTGAAAGCTAGATTAGCAGAATTAGAAGGTGAAGATTCTGAAGAAGAAAATCCATTTGCAAAAGCAGAAGGTGAAGATGAAATGGGCATGGACGACATGGGCATGGATTCTGAAATGGGTGATGATTCAATGGACATGGGTTCTGATGACGAAGAGTCAGAAGATGATATGGACTTAGAAGCTATCATTCGTGAATTAGAAGCATCAATTAATGGTGAAGAAGATTCTGAAAAAGAAGAAGGTATGTATGAAGCTGAAGAAGAAGAGGAAGCAAAAAATGAAAATTTAGCTGACGGTTCTGAAGCTGGTACAGACAAAGGTGAAGACCCGAAAGTGGTTGTAACTAACGAAGAAGAATCTAAAGAAGATGACAAAGATGTTGTTGATTTAGAAGAAATTCTTCGTGAAATGGAAGCAGACATGAAAGATGACAAAGAAAAAGTTGATGAGGAAGAAGATAAAGAAGAATTGAAAGCAGACTTAAACGAAGCTTACAAAACTATCAAATCTCTTCAAAAAACTATCAACGAAGTAAATCTTTTAAATGCAAAGCTTTTATTCGCAAACAAATTATTCAGAGCTCACAACATGACTAACGAACAAAAAGTTAAAGTGATTGAAACTTTGGATAGAACAAACTCAGTTAGAGAAGTTAAATTGGTGTATTCTACATTAGCAGAAAACTTCAAATACTCTTCTAACAAATCTACTAAAAAATCTATTTCTGAAGGAATCGCTAGCAAAGTAACAAAATCTACTAAGCCAGCACAAGCTAAGCAAGTAATTGCTGAGAACACAGATTTCTCTGACAGATTTAAGAAATTAGCAGGTATTATTAAATAAAATATTAAAAAAACAAACAATGGACATTAAAAAATTAATGACAGGTGCTAACCCACAAAGCATTATGCTTGAGCAAACAAGAGGTTTGAAAAGCAAATGGGAAAAAACAGGTTTATTAGAAGGTGCAGGTACTGAAACTTCTAAGCATGGTATGGCAGTAATGTTAGAGAACCAAGCAAAACAAT